AGGCGTCAATGAAAAACCAATAAGCGGCGAATTTACTCATTTTGTCGGTGATGAGTTATTAAATAATTTCATAGATCATGAACGCGACGATGGCCGAGTGGCTCAAGTGCCCGACAAAGAAAAGGGCGCAACTAGCATCGATGTATGGCAGCGATACGCTAGCCCCGTTTGGCATGATATTAACCAAACTAATACTTTAAACTTTAAAGAAGGACGCGCAAGCGATGACGAGAGGCATATTTGCCCATTACAGTTAGATGTTGTCGAGCGCGCTATGCAGTTATGGAGCATGCCAGGTGATACCGTGTTGACTCCATTTCTAGGCATTGGCACCGAAGCTTATACCGCCGTTAAAATGGGCCGAAAGGCGATAGGCGTAGAGCTTAAAACTTCGTATTTCAATCTTGCGTGCCGCAACCTGGAGCAAGCAACCAAGCATCAATATGATATGTTTGCGGAGTGATAAAAAATGGCTAAAAGCAAAAAACCAAGAAAGAAAAGCACGAACTATAAAAAAGTTCAGCGTATTTTGAAAGGCGTAATTATGAGTTGGTCGGTTGAAGATCCGCTTAAGCATGAAGCTCAAATCGTTGACACTAAAATCAATCATCGAAACTCATATTACAAATTGATGATTTCGCACATAACTAAAGACATTAAAGCAGCTATTGATAAATACGCATTTAAATATAAAGTGGCTATAGAATGCGAATTTAAAGACGCGCAAGGAAAGCAATATTTCAGGGGTGCGGATCTTGTTATAAGCGGTTTTTTAGCGAATGCAGATGGCCATTATCAGCAAGCTATTGAAGAGATATTTGAAGTCGCGAACATGGATCACTATATTACAACTAACGTTACCGCTGAGATCATCGGCGCTGGCGAGATAAAGGAAGAGGATTTTGCATCGTGACACTTAGAGACTATCAACTAGAAGCTTTTGACAAGGCGAAGGCATGGCTATCAACAACAAACGAACCAGCGGTAATTGAGGCCGCTACCGGTAGCGGCAAAAGCCATATAATTGCAGCCGTGGCTGAATGGGCGGAAGGCCGCACGCTCTGCATTCAGCCATCGAAAGAGCTTGTTTTCCAAAACTATCAGAAATTCTTAGCAACCGGCGAACCTGCAAGCCTGTATTGCGCTGCGCTAAAACAAAAGAGCTTAAAGCATCGCGTTGTTTTTGGATCACCCCAAAGCATTAGTAACGCTATAAAAAAGTTTAAACAATTTGAAACGGTGATCATTGACGAATGCCATGGGATCACGTCAACCATTAAAGGCATTATTTCACAGATAGCGCCTAAACGGGTGCTAGGGCTTACGGCTACGCCGTATCGCCTTGGAAGTGGCTATATATACCAATACGACGAAAACGGCGATCCGGTACCCGAACACGAAACCAGAGACCCTTATTTTAATTCTCTACTGTATAAAGTGACTGCCCGCGACTTATTGAACCGTGGGTTTTTAACGCCCGTTATATCAGGCGACCATGTGGAAGGCTATCACACAACTCATTTGCAGCTAGACAAAAAAGGCAACTTTGATAATAAAGAATTAGCACTAGCAACGGAAATGCAACAGCGCAAAACATCATTCATCATTCAAGATGTGATTGCAAAAACAGTGGATTCCTTGGGCGTTATGATTTTCGCAACCAGCATCAAACACGCGGAAGAAATATTAATACAGTTACCCGTCGGAAGCGCTTTAGTAACGGGAAAAACAAAACCGAAAGAGCGAGAATTTATTATTAGCGAATTCAAAGCGCTTAGAATTAAATATCTCGTCAATGTTGCTGTATTGACTACGGGTTTTGATGCGCCCCACGTTGACGCTGTTGTTCTTATGCGCCCCACTGAGAGCGTCGGTTTGCTGCAACAAATTATCGGGCGTGGCATGCGTTTGAGCGAGGGCAAAAATGAATGTTTATTTTTAGATTACGCTGAAAACGTCGAACGCCATTGTCCGGATGGCGATGTTTTTAACCCGAAAATAAAAGCGTACAGCGCCCCCGGCGAACCGTCATTAATTGATGCTGAGTGCCCTGTATGCCAAACCATAAACCAATTCAGCGCACGCAAAAATGAAGAAGAATTTGCGATTAATGACTATGGCTATTTTGTGGATTTAATGGGCGAAGAAATAAAGGGTGATTTTGGCCCTATTCCGGCGCATTACGGTAGGCGTTGTTATGGCCAGCCCGTTATCGGTCAACGCTGTAATTATCGGTGGACGTTTAAAACTTGCCCGGATTGCGAAGCGGAGAACGATATAGCGGCAAGACACTGTATTGAGTGTAAAGCTGAGCTGGTAGATCCTAACGAAAAGTTGCGCTTGGAATTTGCTAGGATTAAAACAGATCCCTATTCAGTTTCAACCGACCCAGTTTTTCGTTGGAAGGTATCGAAGCATGTTAGCAATGCGGGCAATGATACGGTTCGAATTGACTGGGTTACAGGTTATCGAGCATTTACAGCATGGTATCAACCGAAACAAAAGCGCTTATGGGATGATTTGTGCGTTGCAGTTTACGGGCGTGTTGCGCCCGATGTGGATAAATTTATTGGAGCGTTAGAAAATTATGGCAAACGACCAACAACAATCACCACAGCAAAAGACAAGCAAAGCGGTTTTTTTAGGGTTTACGGACACAACAGGCCAGAAGACATTGATCCCAGTTTACGGGGGTGAATATCGAGGAAAATGCCCGTTAGAAAGCGCTGAACAGATCACGGTTATTAATTATATCCGTGACACATGCCCGAACGTGATCCACCCTCGCAACGAAGGGAAACGGCACCACAAACAAACAACTAAACAAAAAGCGGAAGGGTTAACCACTGGTGCTAGTGATATAATTATCCCTGGATCTCCTGCTTTTGTTTGCGAGCTAAAACGGAAGGACAAAACCAAAAGCAAAGTTAGCCCCGAGCAAGTCGATTACTTGGCGGAAAGTATGAAGCTGGGCGCGTTCTGCTGTATCGCTTACGGGTATGAGGCCGCAATAGAGGCATTTAATGAATGGTTAGACCTAGTGACCAACTTCAACAATGTATAGACGGAAAAAGGCCGCCTAGCCCGGCCTTTAAATTCTGGTGCTATCGTAAAGCGCTGGAATTGCGACGAATGCCAAAAAAGAAACAAGCTGAGCTTTTAAAACAAGCACCGAAACATATCAAGATGGAGGTTTATAAATGGCTAAACACTGGAACACGCACCTACCAACGCCGGGGGTGAATCTAATCGTCAAGGTCAACGGCAAGAAATTGAGAGCAATACGCCCTGGTTATATAAGCGATAGACGCAACCACGACCAGGGATACCGCACCCACAAGGGCGAGGTTATCAATAATGTGGAGGGCTGGGTTTATGAATAAAAACATCTAGGAAGAGAACCCGCACAATTTGAGCTTTGCCAGGGATGGCCAGAGGCTTGGCGGGGTTGTTTAATTATAGCAACTTTTTATATGTCTTACTAAACCATTCTATTTTATTCATTTCAACGCTCCAGTAATTCTCGGTTTTCGTAGATGTTACCGATGACCTCTAGATCAACGTGAGCTAAATCCGCTAACCCGCTGCCACAAGATGAGCCACGGACTCTATCGGACACGGCATGTAATACATAGAACCATCCCATATAATCAGGTCTATCATCATATACAATCACACCGACATAATTTAAAAGCTCATCATTATAAAATGGGTACAGATTGGCTGTAAAAATATCACCTTCATAAATATCCACACCGTTTTTATCTTGCAGGCCAGTAAATTGACAGAGCTGCCACTTTAGCAACCTACTTGGCAAATGGTGAGGCACATCAATATCTATCGCATTACCGTTAGAGTACATATTGAAATCATACTCAAACCGTTTTCCTGTCCACGCTCTAAACTTTATTTCTCTATTCATTTTAAAAAATCCTCCAGTTTCTTCATCGTCACATATCTTGGCTGCTTAACTTCACCATGTACATACTTGTAAACAGTGTTGTAATGCAGCCCCGTCGCCGGCGCTACTTTACGTAAATTGTATGGTTTAAGCTTCTCGCGTATTTCGTCTAGCGTCATAATATTTCTACTCTTTTATGTAAATATGTTTACACGATATCAAAATGGCACTATATTTACAACACCAACAACAAAACGAGGTGATGAAATGAACCCAACTATTTTAATATTCGCGATGCGGCACGCGCTGCCGCGAACCAGTAGCGCGCCCACCATGGTGGTGCGTGAGATCAAAAAACAATGGCAGAACCTGAGCTATTCAGATCGGGTTCTGATAGAAAGCGAAATTAGAAACACTCGTTTAAGTGAAATCGGAGACGTAAAATCATGGGCAGACCTACTCAAGTGGATCGCCAGCACTGGCAACCAGATTGTATAGTGTTTTTTAAACGCCCGATTTATCGGGCAATGATCGCGGCCACGGTCGCTAATGAAATAATTGAGAGGATGATTGATAATGCTAAAGATAAAAAAGCTTCACAGTGATTCGATAGTGCCGACGCTAGGTAGCGAAGGTGCTGCGGGTTTTGATTTGTATTATCGCGGTTACGAGGTGCGTATATTTCCAGGGCTCATGGAAGTCATGGGCACAGGCATAGCGCTAGATATACCAAAAGGCAAGGTCGGGATTATAAAACCCCGTAGCGGCCTAGCGATGCATGGTATTGATGTGCTAGGTGGCGTAATTGACAGCGACTACCGAGGCGAGGTCAAGGTTATTCTAACCAACCACGGCACAGGGCCAATGCTATTCAATCCTGGCGACCGTATAGCCCAACTCGTCATAGTAGACCACTATAACGAATTTGAAGTTGTAGGAAGCCTAGACGATACAGAGCGCGGTAGCGGTGGATTTGGGAGTACTGGGAAATGACTCTTAATGAAAAAATAATGGGCGCAATGATTGTTGTGCTCATGGTCACAATAGCCATGCTCGCACTGTCTAGTTGCTCAGATTCAATAAAGGTAATTATGTATGATTACTATATAGCAGAATGCCAAAAAGAACACGAGAAACCATGTGAGATACACGCGAGGATAGTGGAATGATATCGATAGCACAAGAAGCCCTGGCGCAACTCAATTTTACGCCTGAAGCCGACCCGAGACACGAAGAGGTTCTAGCGTATGCGAGGCGGTGTAAGTCATACGCCGAATTTAACGAACATATAGCGTTCAGCGATAAAATGCGAAGATACGGATTAACCCAGGCCGTGAAGGATATAACGGGGTTCCGCCCGATGTGGTTAGAATCTGAAGAAAAAGAGCTGGTGGAGCTGCGCGAAGTTAAGGGTCTAACGTTCAAGGAAATAGGGCAGAAAATAAACCGGAGGCCCAGCGCTGTACAGGCAAAGTACAGGCGCTTAACCAATACTAATCAGTAAAATCAAATGGGAAAGATTGATGAAAGTAGAAGGTTTAAAATGAAAAAAATTATCAGTTTTATTATTGTAATTTTCACATTCAACACATCAGCGCTTGCTAGCCATTTTTGCGACGGCTTTGAAGCGGGGTTTGCGGTCGGTTACAAGAAAGTAAAAGGTGGATATGCGTTTGCTGGGTTGCCACCAATATGCCCGATACAACCCATAAAAGGTTACGGGGAATGGGATTTGAGTGATTTTGAGCACGGTTTTAGTGTGGGCGTATCAAAGGGTATGCTTAAAGCTTATAGGGGGTGGTAAAATGAGCAAGAAAATCCATCACCAAAAATGGCGCCCTGGCGAGTTAGTGATTTTTCGTAAAATCCCAGAGCGACTGCCAACAAAAGAGTACCGCAATTTAAGAAAAACACGGGAGAAGGCTAATTCGTCAATTGCTCGGATGATGCTTGATTAGCAATTAAGGCTTTGCGCTCGGCCTCACGCTCCTTCATGATTTCGATCTCAAGGCGCGTTTTACGCGCCTTCATGATTTCGATCTCAAGGCGCGTTTTACTTATTTCTAAAGCGCTTTTTCGGATTTTTTGAACGTGAAAAAATATCAGTAACGAGCTTAAAAGAATGCCAACAAGAGATGCAAGCTTTCCAATATCATCGGGTATCACGTCGAACCAAGTTCCGGCACCGGCCGAAACAGTCCCCGCTCCGGTCACCACTCCTACCTTTATGTTCGTCGCGTATTGAATCGCTTGCTCTTTTATACTCACAGTTCAACCTCACTTTAATAGTTATAACGACGCCATGCGCTAGCATGATAATCATGAACATCCCACCGGCCGCCCAAGTGGCGTACTCTATAAATACCTCCATTGCCGCCCCCGCTTCTTGTTGTCATTAATGCCGCTACAATATATAAAGCAGCCATAAACATGTTATAGGCGGCGGGTTCACAATAAAAAAACCATATAAAAGCGCCAAATATGTTGGCCAATTGATGATAATGCGACAATCTGAATAAAATGTCTACGATTTACGAGAAGCAAAATAAGATAGTCAAACAGGACGGCGGAGAAATAATAGACATACCCTTCACTATTCGCGAATAAGAAATTGTGCGCAGTAGCGAAAACCGCAAACAACGTTACATAAAAATTTTTGCAGCAAATACCCGCAAAAAATAGAAGGAATATGTAAATATCAATCATTTATAACGCGGTTTAGATTTCGGCTTGCTGGATGGTTTTGCTTTTGGCTTTCTCATCTTACCCTTACCGCCCGCTATTTTAATCATTTCGTCCTACCTTTCACTTTTTCAAAAGTACGTAATCCAGATAATCCCAACATTGCTAGCACCAACTCCATAAGCACGTCGAGCGGTAACTCTGGCCCTTTATCACCAGTGCACCAT